TAAAAATGATTATTGATGATTATAATGAATGTTATTTAAATGATGAATTTTATTATAATGGCTATTGGTATGACGGAGAATGGACCATAAATTCTCCATAATAAAATATTGTTATAATTTATGGAAGAAAGAAAAAGATCAGGATCAGAAATGGATGTTGAAGAATCTGTGCCAATGGATGATGAAGTAGTACCAGTACCAGTACATACATTAACTGAAGAAGAAGAAAAATTAATATCTGTTATGATTGATTATATAAAAAGCAAACAAATAAATCTAAAAAACAAATAAAGCATGAAAGAATAAAAGTATTTCAATTTATACCATAATTACACTTTTTTACATTATATTGTAACGGTATAATATATGGCGATAAATTATTTAGCGTTACTAAATTCGGCGTTAAATGTTGATTTATGTGTGATGTGGTTTATTGTTTTTAGACATTTCAAGTCAAAGATGTTGAGAGAATGGTATAAATTATATAATTTATCTGCTATATTAGCAGATGTATTAAGTCTTGTAATAGGAATAATAATAACTTTTAATATCTATCCGTTTATTTTTTCAACATATTCGGTATTTTATTTCAGTATGATTGCAGTAGTAGTACAATTATGCCACGATTTATTATTTAGTTTCTTTTTTAATATGGTTCCGAGAGGTAAAAGTCGTATATTTGATACATTTAAAGATTATGCGAAGGAGATGGGTGGATGGATATTATTCGGAGATTCATTAATGATAATTGGAACTATAATATTATATACATTTTTCCAGAAGATTTCAATAGAAGCAAATATTGTAAGTTTAATTATTAGTCTTTATTTTGTCCCATATTTATTATATTCAATATAAAGATTGTGACCGTTATTATATATATTATAAAGATATAATGTATGTCAACTAAAGATTTAATATTTATTTTTAATCAAGTACAATTTTATTTTTCTAATTATTTATTGAAATATACACCAGATGATATAGTTAAAAATATAAATTTTTGTGGGTATTCAAATGAAGAAGATTTTTTAATAGAAATGGTAAAACAATTAAAAGAAGTATATCCAAATATGTCAACTAAAGATTTATGTATTTGTATAATTTATACTTATTATTCTTTGAATTTAATTGAACCATCAACAAATATAATGAATCAAACTATGTTTAAAAAGGTTGCGAATAATCCAAAAAATGTATATATTTTATATTTAAAAATAACAATAGGTGATATTATATTTAAAGGTAAAAATTTATCATCAAGTATCAGGAAAATTATGCAAAAAGGAGAGCGTGCGGTAGAAAAATGATATAAAACTAAATCAATATAGTAACAATATTACTATATTTATGTCATTAAACATACATGAATCAATAATAGAAAAATTAGAATATTATATTAGTATAAATAAAATTCCCAATATAATATTTCATGGTGTTTCAGGATGTGGAAAAAGAACAATAGTTAATAATTTTATTAATTCAATTTATAAAGGAGATAAAGAGAGAATAAAAACATTAGTTATGAATGTTAATTGTGCTCACGGAAAAGGAATTAAATTTATTCGCGAAGAATTGAAGTTCTTTGCCAAAACTCATATACATTTAGATGGTGGAAAAATATTTAAAACTATATTATTAACAAATGCGGATAAATTAACAATAGATGCACAATCCGCTTTACGACGATGTATTGAATTGTTTAGTCATAATACTCGTTTCTTTATTATAGTTGAAGATAAATATAAATTATTGAAACCAATCTTATCAAGATTTTGTGAAATTTATATCCCAGAACCAATCATTAATGGAAGAGCAGTTAATTTATATAAATATAATTTAGAAAATGTTTTTAAAATGAAAGAAATTAAAAATGTAAGAATTGAATGTTTAAAAAAAGAATTGATAAAAATAGAAAATGAAATTAAAAAAGTTAAAATTATTAATATTAATCTTATGGAAATTTCTTCAAATCTTTATGAGAAAGGTTATTCAGGTTTAGATATTATTGAAATATTAGAAAATCACGATTTTTTCCCAAATTTAATTATGATAAAAAGATATGAATTATTATTTGAATTTAATAAAATTCGAAAAGAATTTCGAAATGAAAAAATTTTAATAATGTTCATGTTAAATAATTTATTCAAATATTTAGAAGTTTAACCGGTGTATCACCGGTGATACATAGTAGTTTTTATACTTTGTTAATAATGACTTATTATATGAAGTCATTATCAAATGTTTTGTAAATAAACTACCAAAAACGCCCATCTTCGGCTTCCGAGAGATTAAGTATTTTAAATATTTTATATATTTTCGTAATTATGTTATAAATTAATTATATTATTTTTATAAATGGATGATTTTATATTGAGCAACCTACAAGAATCTCGAAATGAATGGGCAGCACGTCTTGTTAATATTTTAACACCGTTGATCATCGAAGGGATTAATTCGATTTTCCTAGAAGCATTTCAACTTTGTAAATCGAACAATGAACTTGATAAGGCATTAATGACAATGCAGAATTTTTTATCACGTATTCCAAAATGGAATGCTAATATTATTGAAACAGAAAAAAACCGTATTGTAGCTAAAAGTAGTTGTACATATTTAGAAGATCTAATTACTTGTGTTCATGTTATTCAATTAAAACTTCTTACTGCTGTCAGAGTCGGTCAAAAGCAGAAAAAGATTGATATTAATATCCCAAAATTTGAAGAGTTCATTCATAAGATTTATGTGAATTGTGCAAGAAAAATATACAAAAATGTATATTTATTTGAACTTCAATTACCACCTCTTCAAGTACAAAAAAATAATAGACAAATAGAAATCATTGTTCAAGAGTGTATTTTGAATACCGTTCGTGAGAGTATTCCGGTTGAAGCAATATTAAGAGCATATATGGATGAAACTATTGAAGAAGATTATGTTGAAGAAATTAAAGAACAAGTTGTAGATAATCCAATCACTATGGAAGATATTGAGAGAGAAAAAGCAAAGGAAAATGCTTATATTATTAAAGAAGGAGAACCAATTGTAAAAGCTCCTGAAATTAAAACAGTTCCTCGTTTAGAAAGCGATTATAAAGATCCAGTACAAGATGCTATTGAATTCCCCGAATTATCTGAAGATACAAGTAGCCGTTTAACCTTTAATGATGTAGATATGGTAATGGATACAAATAATGTCGAAACTAAAGTAATTGCTTCAAAAGATATTGATAGATTAGAACAAATTAGTGGGATGCGAAATGCTCAAAGAAAATTAGAAGATGAGGATAATGAAGAAGATAATGAGAAATTGAAAATATTCGATCAAGATATTCAATTGGATAATTTAGATATTCATTATTTAGAAGAACCGCGATTTGATTTAGGTAAAGATTTTTTATTAAACGAGATTGAAGTTTTATAATTATACCATTTATCCGTTCCAAAAAACCTTATAAATTCGGTTGAAAATATAAGATTTTTTAAATTTACACTTCCTATAGAAAATGTAAGATTTATATATTTTTCTCAAGGAACGCAATCGGTAAAAGGTCTTATAAACTTAACCTCTTGGTCCCCGACTGACCTCCGTGGAGGTCATATAAATAAAAACATAATTTGGTATATGTTTTTATTATCATATTATGTAGTAAATAAAATATTATTTTATATTGGTTTTAATACACCCCCTTTCGGGGACCGAGAGGTTAAATGAAAAATAAGTATATAAAGAGATACTAGTTAAAGCTTAATATGATCTCAACGTCCTCTTTCTTGATGGATTTACTGGCAGATATAGATAATTCTTGTCTTTTCTTCCTTGTATTCTTATTATCAACTGTTTGTTCTTTCTTTTTACTCGTCGAATTTCTTGAGTTCATATCAAGTTCAATTTCATCAAAATGTTCTTCGATATATTCCAACATTTGATTATCGATCGTCCATTTAAAAAAGTTCAATTGCCCGATAGTGGTCTCAATAAATGAATTTTCCTTGTACGGGATTGAGAGCCTAACCCAGCGACAAAACGGGTCAAAGCAAGATTTAGAATATGCTTTCAATTTTAATTTGTAATCGTTATAAACTTTAAAGCGTTTAACGACTCCTCCATTTTCATTACAAACATTATAAAGGGTGAAATATTTTTTAGCAAAATTTGTTGCGAACCAGTCAACAATTCGTAAAGATATTTTAGATTCTCCTGTGATAATATTGAGCATCTTATTTAAGTTCGTTTCGTTTTTATAATATTCTAATAAATTTTTCAACAGTAGATCTGTTCTTGAATTATAACTTACATTTGACATAGTAATATTAATAATATTTATATCATTTTGTTTTTAAATACTTATTTTTTAAATACTTATTTTTTATAACATTAACAATTTGTTATTTTTTTTTTGCGGCATATTTTGGATTGTATATCGTTTTCCAGTCTATAACATAGATGAATATAAGACTTCTTGTTTAAACCGTTGAAGATTTAAAACGGAACGTTTTCAATCTTCTTAGGTCAGATACCACTAACGTTTTTTTACTACGGAGTGTGCCATTTAAAATGTTCAGCGGTATAAATTATAAAACTGAAAAATATTGTTCCAATTTATATTTACCAGATAAAAATAATAACTTAAGAAAAATGCATTCTATCCTAACATATCAAATGGAAAATAAACGGATGGGATGTATCATAGAGATAAAAATGGTTGTTATAACATTCAAAAGATATTTCAAAGTTATATGAAAACAGGAGAAAGATATGAAAATTATAAACGAGGAATATTTTTGGAAAAAATAAAAATTGCTAACCTCATCGTCAAATAGCAATACGCCGACTGGTACATTTGTCGAGTAAGAATTAAATATTCTTGCTCCAATTATTAAGTTAATTTAACAATATTCATATTTTTTATATTATAAAAATCATCCATTTTTCTTCTTCTTCTTTTTAAATTGCATAATAAACAAGCAATAATTACATTATCAGTATTATGTCCAATATCATTATCAATTCTATCTAATGTCCATTGTTTCATTTCTCTCGACATTTCATATTCTTGAAGTACATTTTCTTTACAATAATAACATTTATCATTTGATTTTCCTAATAATTCTTTAACATATTCAATTGTTATAAATTTTTCAAAATTAAATACACCCTTTTTAACATCTTGTTGTTTATAACCATTTATTTTT